GCCTTGCAAGGTTTACTTACAGATATGGTCATGCCAATTATTAATATGGACAATGATTTGTTCATTAAATTAGGCATGCAACCCTCTGGTAATTTAGGTACTGCTGAGAATAATTGTCTTCGTAATGTTATTATGCAGATGTATACATGGTACAAACATGAAATGCTCAGGGAATATGACTTTTTTGAGTATGTGTTACCTCGAGTCTATGGAGATGATTTGGCCATGGCAGTTAGACGTTCTGTTAGATGTTGGTTTAACATGCCTTATTTTGTTTGGGCATGTAAAGAATATTTTAATATGGAGGTTACTTCTGCAAATAAGACTGCTTGTGCTGACAATTTTTTGCGCATTCTAGATTTCTCTTTTTTGAAGAGAACTTTTTCTAAATTTTATAATGGCAAATATATCGGCAAATTGGATTTGAATTCTATTTTCAAGACTGTTGAGTGGCGCATGCCATCAGGATCTATTACGGTAGCTGAGCAAGACGAATCGACATTTGTTTCTGTGATGTGGGAGTTGTTTTTCCATTGTCAAGATGAATCTCAATATGAGCGGTTCAGAAGTGAAATTAAGTCCTGGCTTGTTGCGCGACATGGTGGGGAGGAGAATGATTATTCCATCCACAGTTATCAACAGATTTATAAAACAATCTGGCCAGATGAAAAATGTTCCTCAGATAGTCCTAATTCTGATACTTTGTGGGAGTACGAAGTGAAGGAGAGATTATCTGAGATGAAAGGAGGGCCTTTGAGCTCATTTAGTCCCGTATGCGCCTTAAAAGCAAATGGGGATTCTCCCGTTCTCGATACCGTTTTTGTCGACGGGTCGGTACGAACTAAAATTACCCGACAAGCTAGCATAGAACAAAGAGATAGCATTTTACGAGAATTGTCAGTATTGAAGTCTAGAATGGAGGAGATAAATCTTTTGCTTGATGAAAAGGAATTTGATAGGTCAAACGTAACTACTGTTTGGGCTTACAAGTTTAATCCCCAGATGCAACAATTCAATATTGATATTGATCAGAGACGGATGGATTTAATGTGTGAGAAGAA